TCTTGTCTGCGCTGAAGGCTTTAAACGAAGGACTATCAACACTTAAGGAGTCTGCTGGTCACGGCAAGTCGTTACAGGGTCTTGTAGGCAAGTGGGGAGAAGCCAACGAAAAGTACAGAGACGTAGAGAAAGCCAAAGCTGGCAAAATGTCGTATAAAGAAGCTTTAGCTATGGAGAGTGCTAAACGCCAGCTAGAGAACTTTGATCGACAATTCAAAGATATTTGTCTCCTTCAAGGACAAGGCGACCTCTACAACAGCGTTAAGAACAGAATGCTGGAGTCTCAGAGAGCACATGAACGAGAGATACTGGAGCTAAAAAGGCGTAGAAGAGAGATTAAAAAGTACATACAACTAGGCGGTACAGTGGTGTTTGGTTGGGTTTGTTTTATGGCTTTTGTTTGGGTAGCTGTTTGGGTAATAGGTGGATAGTGGTAATAGCTTTTTTGTTAGTTGTTGTTGTTAACGGAGAAGTAGTTACAGACGACCAAATGTTATTTGAAAGTGTGTATCGTTGTAACGAATTTAGTGCCGCAATAGAAGAAGGCAGACTGTCAAGAAACAACCAGAAGTACAGGACTAACAAGAACGTAACTGCTTACTGTGTACCAAAGATGGTTACGAAAGATACTTTATTATTTACTAATGGAATGAGGTGGACTTAGTGGATTTAGTTGTACCGATAATTTTAGTGATTGTAACGATCATCTATCAACCGGGAAACGCACAGATTAACGGATACTGTAAGTACGCAGTAGAAGAAGCAGAAGAGTTTACCAGCAGAAAAGAATGTTGGGACCATTACACAGACTACAGAGACGAAATACCTTCAGGACATTACTAATGAAAAAGACACTGGTAGCAGCCTTATTCCTACTAACAAGCTGTGGTTCTATACAGATGGAACCAATAGACTTAGGTTTAGAAGTAGAAGCTCTAGGAGGTATGTTTAAGGTTAAACCACAAATTTCTGTCGGTGACGGTAAACTAGGACCGTCAGCAATAGAAATTGAAGTTAAGAAAACTGAAGAAAAAGATGATGGCGACTAGCCACCAGCAGTTAAGTCGCTTGTGTGCTGAAGCGTACCAACAAAGTGATTTTGAAGAGTCTAACATTGAGGTTGTTGTAAAGAACTCGTTAGACGGTGGTGTAATCTTTGCCTTCAGAGGCACTGATGAGCCAGCAGATGCAATCAGAGACTTACGTATTCTTCCTCTGTGGACAAGAGAACTAGGTTGGTGTCCTGCTGGCTTTCTTAAAGCAAGCCGTAGGTTAGTTAACAAAGTAACCAGCACTTGTCTTGAACATAATTATGACGCAACTAAGATAGAACTCACTGGGCATTCTCTTGGTGGTGCAGTAGCTCTGATTACAGGAGCTTTAATGATGCGTGACGAAATAAAGCCACGCCAAATAGTAACCTTTGGTGCTCCTAGATGTGGACGCTTGAAGATACTAGACAAGGTACGTGTAACAATGTACCGCAACGGTAAAGACATAGTACCGCTTGTACCACCACTAATGAGACGTCATAAGCCTCTGGTGGAAAGAGGTGAAAAGAAGCACATGATCAGGGATCATTATGCTCTTAATTACGTAAGGATGCCTAAGTGAAACCGTCTCAAAACTTAACAAACACGTTGGACATAGCTTTAGAAGCTTTGGAGCGCATAGCTGTACATGAAAAAGAATGTGGTGAGCGCTGGGCAGAAGCAACTGTGGAACTGAGAGAACTAAAGAAGTCTACTCAAGAACACTCCGCTAGGTGGGAGAAAGTTGCTTGGTTGGTCATTGGTGCAGCAGGGACAACTCTGTTGGCTGTATTTACGTCTATGGTGGTTTAGATGAGAGAAAGCAACAATAATCTTTATACAGACGACGCATATAATGACCCTTCTCGTGATCAATGGGAATTTGAAGCACCTTCAGGGTCGCTTATTGATCCTTTTAGAGATTTAGCACATTACGGCAATCCTTTAATTATACGTAATGCTGTTTTAAACGGATCATTACCGTTAGACGCTTTATCTGTAGAAGCCCAAGAAGCTCTTAAATTAGGCCCTTTTGCAGAGGACGCTGTAGATTTAACAGGAGATCAAGCAGCACAAGATTTAGAGCTTGAAAAATATACTATGATGCTTCAGCAAATGTCGGAAGCTGAATTAGCTAAAATTTTACAAAGCGACAATGAGTTAGATAAAGAGCTTTCAACACTTCTCGATAAAGCTTTACTTAGCGGTGGTGGGTTTAGCATAAAAGTTTACGGTGAGCCGGGAGGCCGTAAAACACTAATTATTAATACTGGCATTCCTTTTATAAAGGACGGTATTTTAGAAATAGACATAACTGACGAAAACGGTACTTTTGTTTTTACTGAATCAGCGACTAATAAAATACAAGAATTATGGGGCGATATACAAGGTCTTCCTCAAAAACTTTTTGATAAAGCTTCAAAGATTTTAGGTGAACTTGAAGACGTTGGTTCAATAAATAGCGTAGGGGATATTCTTGATATAACTGGTAACGTAATTGGAAGCATTTTTGACCCAGAATTTGAAGGTGTTATTGACCCTAGCGTTTGGTGGGTAGGCGATCTTATTAATAGGGTAAATACAGAAGTTATACCGACGCTTTATGGTGAAGGTTCTCAAGATTCTACTGGAACACCTCCTGTTGATACTGATCTTGACTCTGATGGTGACGGGGTTCCAGATTCACAAGACGCTTTTCCTAACGACCCAACAGAAACCGTTGATAGTGATAACGACGGTATGGGCGACAATAGTGATCCCTATCCTGATGATTCTACTAATACTCCTACGCCGCCGCCTACTACAGGAAGGCTTGACGACACCAATAAAAAAGACCCCCGATATGAAGGACCTGCTCCAGATGACACAAAAGTTAAACCAAAAAAACCTCTTGGACCAGTAATTTCGCCTGATGATAAGCCTAAAGTTAGGCCGGGAAGCGGAGGGCCAAGCACGACAGAAAAACGAGACGATAGGTTATCTTGTTTTGTAGCGGGTACGCCTGTAAATATGGCAGACGGAACCTTAAAAAATATTGAAGACATAGAAGTTAATGATGTTGTTCTTGCAAAAGACGGTTTGACGGATACAGTTGTTTATGTTCACGATATTCCTGAAGAAACAAGAACTCTTTGGACAATAAACAACAGAATTGTTACAACTGAAGCTCATCCATTTTTGACGGAAGAAGGTTGGAAATCTAACAATTCAGAAGCTTCTAAAGACCTTTATATGTCATACGGCATTGCCGTACAACAGCTTAATATAGGCGATACGTTGATAACTGTAGACGGAACGGAAGAAGTTAAAAAACTTAGTAGCGAAGAACAAACAGTAAAAGTTTATAACTTTACTACAGCAGAAACACACACGTATGCTGTAGACGGTGTTATTGTACATAACAAAACATTTCAAGAAGATCCTTTAACACAACCACCGCCTCCGCCAGATGATCCTTTTACTGGACCACCTACGCCCCCACCACCAGAACCGCCAAGCGGAGGCGGAGGAGGCGGAGGCGGATTAGGCGGTTTAGTTCCTTCCGGTGTTGGTCAATATCCGTTAACTTATGACCCCAATACGTTTGTTGGTGTTGACTATGAATTTAACCCAAATTCTTTGTTTACTTTAAATGAGATGATAGGAAGAAACATAGGACAAATAAGAGGATTAGGCGGTTTAGGAAGCATAAGTGACCAAAACAGAAACAGAACAGGATTATTAACAGGAAATCTTGATGACTTATTTACAATTAGTTAACGGTGTCCTAAGAAGGCTCAGAGAAAATGAAGTAGCTACTGTTCAAGCAGACTCTTACAGCAAACTGATAGGCGACATTGTTAATGATGCTAAAGACCTTGTAGAAAGCGCATGGGATTGGTCTGCATTAAGAACAACCTTAGCTATTAATACATCTTCTGGTACATCTAATTACTCGTTGACAGGTAGCGCAGATAAAGTAAAAGAGCTAAATGTTATTAATGATACGTCTAATCTTGTTATGCAGTACCAGACTAATAACTGGTTTGACGAGCAGTATCATATAAACAACCCTCTTTCTGGAGCACCTCGATACTACACCTATGGTAGTGTAGATACTAACGGCGATCAAACGATAGACGTTTATCCTAAACCTGATGCGGTTTACGCACTAAGAGTAGATGTTGTAAAGCGAAACGCAGTATTAAGTGCTGATTCAGACACTTTAGATGTTCCAGAATCTCCTGTTGTGCAGTTAGCTTTAGCTCTTGCTGTGCGAGAACGAGGCGAAACTGCAGGTACTTCAGTAGCAGAGCACTTTGAAATTGCTAATAGGTACTTAGGGGATTCTGTAGCGCAAGATGCTGGCAGACATCCCGAAGAACTAATCTTCTACACACCTTGAGACAAATATGGCACAACAGTTAACCAGCATTAACCTTGTAGCTCCAGCGTTCAAAGGTATTAACACCGAAGATTCGCCAATAGCTCAAGATCAAACTTTTGCTGAAGTTGCAGACAACGCTGTAATAGACCAACGTGGGCGTCTTGCTGCACGTAAAGGGCTTGATGTTAAAACAACAAACAAAACCCAACTGGGAACTGCTAAAATAACAGCTATAAAAGAGTTTAAAAACGATGCTGGTACAACTAAAATATTTTCTGTAGGTAACAATAAAATACTAAGCGGTGTAGCTACGTTAGCTGACGAAACCCCCGGTGGTTACAGCATAAGTGCTAATGATTGGAAGATGGTTAACTTTAACGACAGCACTTACTTTTTTCAACGGGGTTATCAGCCGTTAATTTATAATACAATAGCATCAGGCACATCAGGTGGTGCTAATAGTAATGTCGTTACGTTAAGCTCAGTTAATAGTGCTGCTGGCTTAACATCTGCAATGTACGGCAATGAAGTTCTTGCAGCGTATGGTAGGCTGTGGACAGCAGACTTTGCTACTGACAAGTCTACTATTTACTGGTCTGATCTTTTGTCGGGACATATCTGGACAGGAGGCTCATCAGGGTCTATAGATATTTCTAAAGTATGGCCTAATGGTTATGATGAAATTGTTGCTCTTGCGGCCCATAACGATCAGTTAATAATATTCGGTAAAAATAGTATTATTGTTTATTCGGGTGCAGACGCTCCTGCTTCTATGACTCTTTCAGATACCGTAGCTGGTATAGGCTGTGCTGGTAGAGACACAGTACAACATACAGGTACAGACCTTATATTTTTGTCTAACATGGGCCTTAAAAGCTTTGGTAGGACTATTCAAGAAAAGTCTATGCCAATAAGCACTTTGTCTGGCACAATTACTAAAGACTTAGTTGCTTTAGTTGGTGCAGAAACTGAGTTTTTTAGATCGGTTTATTTTCCTGAAGAAAGCTTTTACCTTCTTACAATGACAGGTTTTAACACAACGTATTGTTTTGATGTAAGAGGAACATTAGAAGAAAGTGGTTCTTACCGGGTAACACGATGGCCCGGAACAGGGTTTACAAGTTATGAGCGTAAAGACGACGGGACTCTTTTAATAGGAAGCGTAAACGGACTAGGAGAATATTCAGGGTATTTAGATAACGGAGAAACTTACCGTTTTCAGTACACAAGCCCTGAACTTACTTTTGGCGACATCACTAGACTTAAGTTTGTAAAAAAACTTAGACCTGTTATTATAGGGGGCAGTGGGGCTAATATTTATATAACTTGGGGTTATGATTTTAAAACAACTTCCGGTTCATCTTTTATTTCTTTGCCTTCACAGTCTATTGCATATTTTAATACATCAGAATTTAATATAGGCCAGTTTTCTACAGGTGAGCTAGTAACAACAAAGCTGGGCGTTAATGCTAACGGAAGTGGTGGTAGTGTGTCTATTAACATGGAAGCAGACATTAACGGAGATGAATTGTCATTACAGGAAATAAACGTACTTGCATTAGTGGGTAGAATAATATGAACACTTACACAAAAATTACCGATTTTCAGATGATTGATGGGGGACCTTACTAATGTCAACACCGGGTATTATTACGGGTCTTTTAGGAACCGGAATAGGTGCAGCTTTAGCTGAACAAGCCTATTCTGATATAGGAGGTATCGGCAGAGACATTAGAGATGCTTTTTCAGGTAAAGTAAAAGACCCAGTTACAGGTTTATATAGCGGCGGTTTAGCTGACACACTATCAGAAAACTTAGAGTTTCAGCCGTACACAGTTACCACGGGATCAGGCGGACAGTTTGGTATGTCTGTAGACCCAGAAACCGGACAAAGAACTTTTGCTTCTACTTTATCAAGCCCTACTGAACAAGCCTTACAAGACAATCAATTTACTAGGGCTGAAGCTTTTTTTAAGTCTGCTGCACAAGACCGTTCTGATAGAGAAAAAGACATTTACGATCAGATAAGATTAGTGATGCAGCCTGAAGAAGAAAGAGCGCAGCTTGCTTTAGAAGAACGCCTAGTAAATCAAGGTCGTTCAGGTGTTCGTACAGGTATGTTTGGAGGTACTCCTGAGCAGTTTGCTTTAAATTTAGCCAGAGAAGAAGCTAAAAATAAAGCAATGCTTGCTGCCATAGAACTTGCTAGAGAAGAACAAGAAAGTGAAGCGAGGTTAGGCACTGGTTTATTAGCTGCTGGCTATGTACCACAGGCACAGCTTACATCTTCTGTTGCTCCGGGTATGACTGCTGCTGAAAGAGCTAGACAAGCTTTGTCAGAACAGCAGAGAGCCTACGGAGAAACTTACGCTACAGGGTTACAAGGGCTTTTATCGGCTGGTCTTGGACAGGCTGATTTAGCAGGAACCCTTGGCAGTACAATAGCACAGACAAGCCTCTCAGGTCTTCTGAGTGGTTTATTCGGAACATAAAGGTTAATAATTATGGCTACACTTGATCCCGGTTTATTTGCTGCTCTTGCAAACCCTAGAATGTCTGCAAGGTTCGCTGATCTTGGAAGAACTCTTGGAAGTACGTCTGGTCTTATATTTGACCAACAAAAAAGAGAACAAAAAAAACAAGAAGAAATAGAGTTAGCACGAGAAACAATAAAAGCTACACAAAACAGGGACCCTAAGCTTCTTAGGAGGTCAGCACAACGCTTGTTAGATTCAGGAAAGTCACCGCAAAGGGCTTTGGAATTAAGCAATCTTGCTGATCAACTTGAACAAAAGCAAGACGTACAAACGGCTGAATCTAACTTAGTTAACTATGCTCAACGTGGCGGTATAGATCCAGTTACAGGTGTATATAGAAAAACCGTGGACATAAAAAACAACCCACAAGACAAGGCTGCTTTTTTTAACCTTGCTAAATTAAATGACATTCCTGTAGATCGTGCTACAAGCATTTATAGTTCAATGACAGGCGGCGGAGAAAAAAATACAGCTCAACAAATTTCAAATCCTGTATTTCTAAGAGATTCAGAAGGAAATCAGTTTTCTCGTAGAGAGGTGTTTAATCCATCTACATCCGAAGTAACAGAGGTTCTTGAGCCATTTCCGGGGAACAGCAGTGAAACTCCTGTAGGAACTGTGGTTCCTTTTTCAGCCACTACAGGCTTAAGTGGTTTTGATCAACCAGCACTAAAAGGTCGAATAGCAAGCGAAAAACAATGGGCAGAAGCTAAAGTAGCTGCAGTCACACAATTACCATCAATGATGAGAACAAAATCAAGCATTATAGATGCTTTAAACCTTTTGGAATC